GATTGCTTTGCGTCAAAAACTGTACCCATTTATTATGGTTGTCCTAACCTTAGTGATTGGTTCAATATGGATGGTGTGATTGTATTTCATGATATGGAAGAGCTTGAACTTATCCTAAGACATTTGGACACTGAAATGTATGATTGGAGAAAGCCTGCAATCGAGCAGAACTATGAAATTGCAAAACGGTTTCATAGTGACAATGATGTTGTTCCACGCCTCACTAGAAAAATTATGAGCGATTTCCGCTGATGACTGTAAGTTATTGCATCCCGACGCACGATAAGAACCCTAAGTGCCAGCAGTATTTGTTTGATATTTTTCATGCGTTGTCTCTACAGACAGACATGGATTTCAATGTGTGGGTGTCAGATCATGGTTCCTCTAACAAAGTCTTGCAGGCATGTGAAGAGTATGAAGATCTCTTTGAGATCAACTACATTCGTAATGAAAATAACCGAGGAAATATTTCTGCTAACTCTAACTCTGCTATGCGGTTGGCAGACGGAGAAATTCTAAAGATTCTTTTCTCTGATGATATGATTCTTACTAAGAATCTCAACGCAGAACTAATCAATGCTTTCCTAGATCCTAAAGTAGAATGGGCAGTCACTGGGTTTGCCCATACCCTAGATGATGGCAAGACTCATTATAATCCTAAGACTCCTGTGTGGAACAGTAGACTGCTGGAAGGTGTCAACACCCTGAGTTCCCCGTCCATTCTTGCAGTCCGTAACAACCTGGGCATCTACTTTGATGAGAAGTTGACTATGCTCATGGATTGTGATATGTTCTATAGGTTGTACAAGGACCATGGGAAACCGGCAGTGCTAACCCACTACCACATCTCTAACAGAGAACACGCTAATCAGACCCAAAGACTGCATGAGCACCTCCTTCCCAAGGAAATTGACTATCTAAAGGAAAAGCACAATGTTTCTTGAAGCACTTCTTGCACTGACTCCTCTTGACTTTGATCATCTTGCACGAGCAGTGCAGGTTGAATCAGCACGTAACACTCAAGATGAGTTGTGTGTTGCTGTTTCAATCTTGAACCGTGTCAGGTCACCACGCTTCCCCAATACAGTTTCTAGTGTGGTGTATCAACCTGGACAGTACGAAGGATTCTTGAGACAAAGACCTTCTGCTGATCCTCGGGTGGTTCAGAGACTGCAAAACGTTACAGAAATGCAGAAAGCATATAATATTATTGGGGATCGAACTGACTTCAAGGGGCAGAGAATGCTCCGATATCGAGTCTCTTCTCAAGATCCTATGTGTCATCACAGAGGTAACTTCTTTCACTATCACTGGCAATCATGATTGGATTCAACCACCTCGGCAGACATGGGCGTCTGGGAAACCAGATGTTCCAGTATGCTGGACTGCGTGGAATAGCAGCACATAAAGGATATGATTTCTGTATCCCTCCTAGTAAGTTTGAGGATGAGTGGCATGACCACCAACTGTTTGAGTGTTTCAAACTAACAGGGTTGACAAATATTGCTGTGTGTCCTGGACCTTATGTTCAAGAGTCACACTTTCACTTTGACCAGAATCTGTTTGATAATATGCCTGATGGACACAATGTCTATGGGTATTTGCAGAGTGAGAAATGGTTCAAGCATATCGAATCTGAGATCCGTCAGGACTTTGAGTTCAAAAATGACATCCATGATCCCTGTGTTGAATTGATTGGTTCGGTTGACCGTCCTATTGCTTTACATGTGCGTCGGGGTGATTACCTAACTAACTCTGACAACCATCCTCCTTGCACCAAAGAGTATTACGATGCTTGTCTTTCGCGCTTTGATAGTGACCGCAATTGTATTATTTTTAGTGACGATCCTAAGTGGTGTCACGAGCAATTTACAGACGATAGGTTTCTAGTTTCAGAAGGTGGAGACAATGTGGCAGACCTTTGTATGATGAGTCTATGTGATGATTTTATTATTGCAAACTCTTCATTTTCTTGGTGGGGATCTTGGTTGAGTAAGAATCCAAATAAAAAAATCCTGGCACCTGAAAGGTGGTTTGGTTCAGGATACACAAAGAATCACAACACATCAGATTTATACTGCGACAACTGGGAGGTTGTAAGTGTCTAAAATTATTGAACAAGAAGGAATTGAAATTGAAAACCTTGGAATGTATGAGGATCTTCAAATCCAACCAGTAAATTCTTGGGATCTAAGTAAAACTACATTCATCATTCCGTTGAGGATTGAGAGTGCTGATAGGATGCGTAATGTTACAACGTGTCTGATCTATCTCCTCCGCAATTTTGATACTCAAATCATCATCAAAGAGCATGATTTAGAATCAATATTTTTGAGTAAGGTAGTACCCATGCTAGACATGGCACTACCAGTAGATAAGATTAGTAAGATCCATCATATTTTTGAGAAAGCAGATCCCGATAACACAGCATTTCATAGGACACGTCTCCTCAATGACATGTTGATGTTGGTAAAGACTCCGGTAGTTGTCAACTATGATTGTGACATTCTGCTACCAGTCAACTCTTACATCCTGGCACAGAATACTATCATCAATGGGCATTCTCCAGATGGTATTGTAGAACCAGAACCTGTCAAGTGTATCTATCCTTATGGGTATGGTGATTATCAACGTCAGTTGACAATCGATGACAACGATGTGACTCGGTTTATCAATTCAAACTTCAACTTCAATGCCTTCAATGGCAAGGCAAAAGTTTATGATGCTAAGTTTGGGTTCTGTCAATTTTTTGACACGGAAGAATATATCAGACTCGGTGGAGAGAACGAAGGGTTTATTGCCTATGGTTATGAAGATGATGAAAGGTATGTGAGATTCAATCAGTGTTCTAATGTCATGCGTATGAATGAATTAGTATTTCATATGGAACATACTAGATCAGAGAACTCTTGGTTCCATAACCCATACATTGAACAGAATCGTGCACTGTGGGAAAAACTGAAGGTCAAAACAAGGAAGCAACAAATACAATACTATACTAATATTGATTACATGACCGCTCGCGGTGTCGTTGATGGAGTAAGACCTAATGACGGACAAGAATAAAGCAATCAAAAAACTGGAAGGTTTTCCTTTTGTTCTGTGGGTAAACCTGGATCGTTATCCAGATCGCCGTGAGTACATGGAAGACCAGTTTGATTATTGGGGGATAGAAAACCATCATCGCATCGTTGGTATTGATGGTAAGGAAGATGACCCTGCATCATATTTGAAGGGAACAATTCCTCACAATATGAATTCTGGTGAGGTTGGTTGTGTTTTGAGTCATCTAAATGCAATCAAATACTTTGTTGAACACACTGACCTTGATGAAGTATTCATCATGGAAGATGATGTTGATCTGAGTACTGCTAAATGCTGGACGTTTACTTGGAAAGATGTACGTCGCCGTGTACCAATCAACTTTGATTGTTTACAACTGACTATTATCAATCCAAATGGCATTACTCTAAAACTACATCACAGATTCATCAATGATTTTTCTGCTGCTTGTTATCTAATTACCAGGCACCATGCAACTAAGATTCTAAAGATGCATCAACGCGGTGATCTGTGGAAGATTGATCAGAAAATCAAACCCCGTTCAGTATCAGAGGATCTAATCCTAGACAGTGGTAAGTCATACTCAACTCCACTGTTCAACTACCGAATTGATATGGGTTCTGCTATCCATGAAGAACACATTGACATCTTCCATAAAGGTAGTAAGAATGCATTAGCAGAATTTTGGGAACGTGATGCAGTCGAACATAGTGTTGATGACATCATGGAACTTGACGAGTATTGTGGTAGAATACCACCATCTGTATATCTAAACCAAGCAAAAGAACAATGACAGAGCAACCTCAATTTACAGAAATGCAGGACTATGGACACATTGGTGTCTTTGAGAACTTTGTCAAGTGGGATTTTTGTGACAGTGTTGTTGACGTATTTGAATACTGGTACAACAAAAAGTATTATGTTGGTGAAAAATCTGACCATCCTGTAACTACATTGGATGGTAATGAGTTTACCCTAGATCATTTCAATCAAGGCAAGACTCAGTTCCCCAAGGGTGGCATGGGTCGTAAGGATCACCAGTTGTATCTAGAAATTTGTGATCAAAGTATTACTGCACAGGTCAATCAGTGTATTGGTCAAGCGTTTGAAATTTACGTGCAGAAATATAAAGGTCTTGTTGATTCTGCTGATCCTATTTCTTCATGGACATGTAAAATCCAACGCACAGATCCTGGTGGTGGATATCATGTATGGCATTGTGAGAACGGTAACTTCTTGTACCGTGACCGTGTGCTGCCGTGGATGATCTATCTGAATGACATCCCCCCTGAGAATGGTGGAGGTACTGACTTCTATCACCAGGAGAAAACGTTCCATCCTAAGAAAGGAACAATTGTTCTATGGCCTGCTACATATACCCATATGCATCGGGGTGCTTTCTTGACTGGCGAACAGTCTAAGTACATTGCTACTGGTTGGTTTATCAGGGAACCTGGTAATGTAACTGAGCGTACTATCAGTCAAGCATTAGGTAATGTTCCCCCTCCACAGGAGAATCTAAATTGATATTCTATACATGTATCACAAACGACTATGACTGGGTTCCTGATGCATATTATGATTCCAGTTGTAGGTATGTTTGTTTTCATGATGGATCAATTGAAACTCAGAAAGCACCTTGGGAGTATGTTCTTCTAGAAGAAACTGAAGAGTGCTTCGTAAGAAAATCCTATCACCCTAAACACTTGCCCCATCATTACTTTGATGAGGGTGAGTTTACGGTATGGATAGACGCTTCCTATCCTATTACAAAAGAGTTTGTAGAGTTCTCTAGAGAGATGGAGGAGTTTGACTTTACGATTCAGATTCATCCTGATGAAAGAACTTTGTTCGCAGAGTTCAATAAGTTATGCACCTATGGTTTCTCTGAGCATTCTGAGATCCTAGAGATGGCAAAACTCATGCACTCTAGAGGATACTGTGGTGAATATTATAAGCAGACTATCAACTGTGTTCTGTGGAGGAGACTGACTCCTGAGGTAATCAAGTGGTGTAATACCTGGCGTGACTGGTACATGGGTGGTGTGAATAGAGATCAGATCTCTAGTTCTATGGCAGAGTACCTGGTACCTGAGTGTAAGATCAATAGGATTCCCGTACAGATAGATTTGAGCAACAGTGGTAGGAAGAAAGAATACATTCAATCATATCCTATTACCAAACCAAAGAACAAAGACATTGTTGATTTGCAGAACAATCTGTACCAGATCTTTGGGTTCAAAGATCTCGTAAAGAATATCATCGATAAGACTGTTGATAATATTCCGTACGAGTATGGTGATTCTGTAAAAGATCTGGTTGTTTTTACTTGCGTCACTAATAACTACGACGAGTTCCCTGAAGACAGTTACTATGATCCTGAAGTTAGGTACGTGTGTTTCCATGATGGAAAGATGGATACCACTGTAGGAGCATGGGAATATGTGGAATTGGATTTAGATATAGAAGATCCTAGGGACTTTGCTTTTTATGTAAAGGCAAACCCACATGAGTTCTTTCCTAAAGGAACCCATACAGTATGGATTGATGGGTGCTTCAAACTTACTGAAGATTTTATCGGAAATAGTAGAATGTCATTTCCATTCTCAGTGTTGAGGCATGGTAGTAAGTTCTCTTTCCTTGACGAACTCCTAGAAGGATACACCTGTGCTTTCTATTCTAGGAAATGTGTCATGAAGTTTATAGAAAAATTGGGGGAGACTGATTACAACTTCAAACAATATGCTAGTCCTCAATGCACAATCATTTGGAGAACACTGACTGACGAGCAACGTGAGTTTGATGAGGCATGGTATAAGTGGGGTAGTGGTAAGTTCAATAGGGATACAATTCCTTTTGACGTTGCTAGACAACTGACTGGTATTGAACCAGAGTTCTATGACAACAGAGAAGATTGTGGTATTGAACTTGGGTTCTTCAATAAAGTAGGACGCAGAGGTAAGCATACTCAGAGGGGTAAGTTTGATCAATACCTGACAGCAAATAATTTGCTGAGGAAGTTGCAACCAATTACTAAACTAAATCCTAGACTGTATGCCAAGTATGATAAGCACGATTTCTATATGAGACACTATGGAATCATCGTTTGAGATCTATACGAGTATCACTGACGGATATTATCAACTACCTCCTACAAAGCACAGGTCTATCTGCTACCATGATGGCACGGTAGACCCACAAGATGGGTGGGAACTAAGACTGATAGATTATTATCACGAGGACCCAGTAAGACTATCCAGATACTCAAAGATACTATGCCCTATCTCTGGACCTAGTGCTTACATAGACGCATCTAAATTACACACTGTCAATGATAAGTTTATAGAGGTGAGTGAGAAAGTCTTGAGTAATCATGACTTCTTTTTGATGCAGCACCCACACAAATACTTCTACTTGGAAGAGTGTGCAGAGCATATACACAGAGGACTGGTTGATTCTGAGACAATCATTGACTTCACCAGCAAAGTTTCTAACTCAGACTATAACTTTGCTAACTTCTTCTCGCCTCTAGGAACTGTCATCTGGCGTAACGGACCTAGTAGTATTGATAGTCTCTGGTGGGAGTGGTACATGCAAGGTGGTAAGAGAGACCAGTTGTCTCTTGCAGTGGCATTACAACTTGCTGACGTACCATATGGATGGGCAGAGTCTCGTGAGTTCATCAACAGGTGGTCTGATTCCAACCCTATCGATGGTGCCTGGTGGAAGAACAAGGGTGGTAGGTATGCAAGAGAAAAGGTAGACCCCACTCCATACATAGATCAACTATGTGCTATAACTGGTCTAAGTAAGCGGGTGCGTTACCGAGCATCCATTCTTCGAGAGACTGGTGAGTGGTTGTTCGGAGACATCTCCAAGTATTTCAAACGAAACGATCCTGCCCTGATCAAACTAAGCGGACTATGATTATCTACTCTTGTATTACTAATGGGTATGATGAGATTCCTGATGAGCATTACTACGATCCTGACATCCAGTATGTAATGTTCACTGACGGGACCATCGAGAAGAAGGGACCATGGGAGTTCAGAGAGATACCATGTGACCACCCATGTCATCGTAGACGGTCAGCGTTTGTCAAGATCAATCCTCACAAGGTTTTTCCTAAAGGAGAGCAAACTGTGTGGTTGGATGGATGTTATGTCATGACAGAGAAGTATGCTGAGCAGTGTAAGAAGTATTTTGAGGAGGCACCATTCACTATTATGAGGCACTCTGAGAAGTTCTGCTACCTTGAAGAGGTATTGGAGGGGTTCATGGCATCTATGAACACCTGGGACGATCAGATACTCATTACAAAGACCATCAAAGAACTGGGATACAACTTCAAACAGTATTGTAGTCCGGTGTTGGCATCCATCTGGAGGACTATGAATGATGAGTATGAGGAGTTTGGTGACCTGTGGTGGAAGTATTCTTTGATAGGACCTAACCGAGATCAAATTTCCTTTGACACTGCTAGGCAGTTGACTAAGATGGAATTGAATATTATAGAGGACGGGTGGATTTCTAAGGAGAGGCAACCAAACGGTGCGAATAAGCATGTGCCTGGTAGTTGTGGTATACTTTTCGGATCTCGCGGCAAACAGTATCGACGTAAGCGTCATCCTCAAGCGGGACACCCCTTGCAACATAAGCAAAGATCTGCTATACTCAAGGAGTTGCGAAATATTACAGGCATGCATCAAATTTATGCCCGGTATGATTTCTCAGAGTTTGTGCTGCGTAACGTAGTACAACCCACAATGCCGTTACAAGAGTCTAATTTTTGTAACGATAAATAACTTTGTATGTGAGGTTTTCCTCACCACATTGTTCGTCGCCTCACCGAGACTAAACAGCGACAATAAAAAACAGTCTCTAATACCTGTTACTGAGGGTGTAACAGGAATATCTTACCAGTGTTCCCCGCACTTATATCTAACCCTTTTCAAATGTCCGCTACTCTTTCAAATCAAAGATCTCAATCCGCATGGAATGAGTTCTGTGACTGGGTAACAAGCACCAACAATCGTCTTTATGTCGGTTGGTTCGGAGTCCTCATGATTCCAACCCTGCTTGCCGCTACAGTCTGTTTCATCGTTGCTTTCGTAGCAGCACCTCCCGTCGATATCGACGGCATCCGCGAACCAGTTGCTGGTTCACTCATGTATGGAAACAACATCATCTCTGGTGCTGTTGTCCCCAGTTCAAACGCAATCGGTCTCCACTTCTATCCCATCTGGGAAGCAGCATCACTCGACGAGTGGCTGTATAACGGTGGTCCTTTCCAATTGGTAGTCTTCCACTTCCTGATCGGCATCTATGCCTATATGGGACGTGAGTGGGAACTTTCTTACCGCTTAGGTATGCGTCCATGGATCTGTGTTGCCTACTCGGCACCAGTCGCTGCTGCGAGTGCAGTATTCCTCGTATATCCTTTCGGTCAAGGTTCTTTCTCTGACGCGATGCCCTTGGGTATCAGTGGTACATTCAACTACATGCTTGTCTTCCAAGCAGAGCACAACATCTTGATGCACCCCTTCCACATGCTCGGCGTAGCAGGTGTCTTCGGTGGTTCATTGTTCAGTGCAATGCACGGTTCTTTGGTTACATCTTCACTCGTCCGTGAGACGACTGAGCAAGAGTCACAGAACTATGGTTACAAGTTTGGTCAAGAAGAAGAGACCTATAACATCGTTGCAGCCCATGGCTACTTCGGTCGTTTGATCTTCCAATACGCTTCATTCAACAACTCCCGTTCCTTGCACTTCTTCCTTGCTGCATGGCCTGTTGTCGGCATCTGGTTCACCGCCCTTGGCGTGTCCACGATGGCGTTCAACCTGAACGGTTTCAACTTCAACCAGTCCATCCTTGATGGTCAGGGTCGTGTGTTGAACACCTGGGCAGACGTTCTGAACCGTGCAGGTTTGGGTATGGAAGTAATGCACGAGCGTAATGCTCACAACTTCCCACTCGACCTTGCTGCTGCTGAGTCAACTCCTGTTGCTCTTACCGCACCTACCGTTGGTTGATACTAACTCCTAATTTGGAATAAATTAGGACATAAGTGGGGGTCATTACGACCCCTTTTCTTTTCTAAAAAATTATGTTCTCAAGATCTATCATTACTACTGCTCTTGTTGCTGATGCAATGGGCAAAATTGCCAAGGCAAAAGCAAACGTAGAAGTATACCTACACAACCCTGTCGGTATTGGAGAGCACCCTGATGTGCTTGCTGCTATTCAAGAACAAGTAGATATTATCGCTCATGAAGAAGAACGTATTTCCGTTCTTACTAAACATTTCAACGCAAACTAATTTTTATCGTATCAAATCATGGTAGCATCAACACTAACTAAACCCACAAGGGGTTGGTTTGATGTCCTAGATGACTGGTTGAAGCGAGACAGATTTGTCTTCATCGGTTGGTCTGGACTACTTCTCCTTCCCACTGCCTACATGGCAATTGGTGGTTGGCTTACAGGAACCACCTTCGCTACCTCCTGGTATACTCACGGCATTGCCTCATCTTACCTGGAAGGTTGCAACTTCCTCACCGCTGCTGTTTCGACCCCCGCTGACGCGATGGGTCATAGTCTTCTTCTCCTATGGGGACCAGAAGCACAGGGTGATTTTGTCCGCTGGGTACAACTCGGTGGTCTCTGGGCATTCGTTGCCCTGCATGGTGCATTCGCACTCATCGGATTCATGCTCCGACAATTTGAAATCGCACGTCTAGTCGGGATCAGACCCTACAATGCTATTGCGTTCTCTGGTCCTATTGCTGTTTTTGTCAGCGTATTCCTTATCTATCCACTGGGTCAGTCTTCATGGTTCTTTGCACCTAGTTTCGGGGTAGCAGCAATCTTTAGATTCCTGTTGTTCCTTCAGGGTTTCCACAACTGGACCCTCAACCCATTC